GGTGTTTCGGTTTTGACCAATTGCATCACCTCTTTGGTGGCCTTTTCCGTGCCTCCCATAACCAACGCCATAACACGCATCAAAGCTGATGTGACTGTATCCTCAACAAACCAGCGTTTCATATTGGCGTTATAGGCAGCCTGATAGCCGTAGGCGAAATCGATGCCGGCCGGCTCAATCTCCGTTTGATTACGCCATGCCGCTGCACGGACAAGGATTGATCCTTTCTCTGCATCGAAATTGACGATTGTGGCCTCAAGCCGGCCTTCTGGATAAGTCTTGATCCAGCGATCTGTGCGCTCTTTGTTGCCTTCATAACCATCCATAAACGCGGCCATTAGTTGGCCGCCTTGTCATGCTGTGAAATGTGGCGTGATATTGCTCGGCCTCGCCTATAGCCGTTTCGCTCACCTTCTTTAAATCCGACTGAGTAAGCCATAACAGCCCATAAGCTGCCAGCAATTAAGCAAAATATTGCAATTGAGATTTCATTCATTTGTAGCTCCCGTTTCTGTTAGTGGGAGCAAGCCATACATGGCTTCCAAACGATCTATGACTTGCTCCCAAAGAAAGAGTGACAGCAAAGCCTGACAAATTCAACAATCACGCCTAAATTGCGGCGTGTCGCTACTCCATTAGGCGCACATAAAGTGCATCAACCCGAGATTCGATTCGATTGACTTGATCTTTCAAGCTGGTACCGCCATTGGGTGTCAGCTCACGCAAAATGGATTTAACCAGAAATCGCATTGCTGAATAGACAGCGGCAAGAGTCGAAAGGATTAGACCCCCGACCGCTGCCCATTCATTTGGTGTCATTTCCCCGATGAACCAAACGCATGATCTTTTGGATTAGCCCAACGAGCTATTACCGGCACAATGCCAGCAACAAGGCCCATGGCCAAATCCTTTGGATTGGTGTTGCCAGTCATATAGACAGCCAAACAACCTGCAACCGCGCTTCTAGCCCATGAGGCTGCCGCTGCTTTAAATTGATCCATTATTTCTCTCCTTTTGGTCGATCCGGTAAATCACCGGTAAAAGGCTCATAATTTGGCCGGCCATAACCGACCACAAATGAGCGTGCTCCCAAAGCTCTTGATTTAACCATAACCTCGCCACCATTGCGCTGATTACCACCGGCAGCTGATGTGTTGCCTTCAATAGTGACAATTTGTTTTTCTGAACAACGGATTACCAAACCAATGTGATTTATGATTGTTTTGTCATCATCAACAAAATCAAAGAAAACAAAATCACCAATCTTTGGTGTGGTGTGCCATTGCTTTAACTCTTTAAATGCTGAGGCTCCAACACGAGTGCTGACAACATTTGGCACCTTAACACCGGCTTGATCTGCACACCAATTAAGAAATGACCCACACCATGGCAGCTTGTCGGCTTTCATGAATTTGCCGTATTTCGTCTCATTGTTGCCGGTTTCAGCTGTGCCAACCTCGGCTAGTGCAACCTCAATCAAACGCGGCAATGTGCCTTTTGGAAAATTAGTCACTTTCAATTGGTGTTTCTTTTGGAAAAAAAACACCGCCATCAATGCCTTTTGGATAAGTCCAGCCGTTTGTGTATTCAATGTATTTTTCTGGGTTAGCTTCTAAAATTTCATCCTCAACGCCAACAACAACATTGACCACCTTGTTGTTTTCAATTTCTGCAAAAAGTCTCATGCCCAATACTCCACATCTATCCGTCCGGCACCGCCAGCGTTTCCGGCTGCCATAGTGTTTGCATTTTGGCGGCCACCATTTGGAAAACCTGCCGCTGATGTTCCAGCCGTGCCGGCTGTTGCGTTTCCGCCACCAACCGCGGATGTTGCACCTGTAAATGTAGTTGTTCCACCTGCGCCCGCTTGCGTTCCTCCATTGCCAGCCGTACCGCCAGCACCGATTGCGTAAGCGATAGACGCTCCGGGTGTCACTGCAAGTGTTGATGAGATCATTTGGCCAGCACTAGCATTTTGTGAAACGTTGGTTGATGTGCTGGAATAAGCACCTGCGCCGCCACCTTGCAATGTTACATTCAAATAAGTTACGCCAGCCGGTACTGTGTAGCTGGTACCGGATGTGAGTGTTACAAGAAATCTAGTTTTTGCAACGCTTGCCGGGATTGTATTTGCGGCCATTATGAAACCTCCACACCGGAAATGTGAAATGAAACAGTTACGGCTGATGCTCCACCTGTAATGGTGTTTGTTGCAACCAATGCTTGTTTCATGTCAATGTAAATTGTTGAATTTGCAGCTATTGCTGTTGTTGTGTTGATTGAGGTACCGGCAAAGCCTAATGTGAAAGTTGCAGCTGATGCAGCTGTATTTGTCACAATAATGTTGCTCACGACTGTTGTTGTTGATGCCGGTGTTGTATATAAAACAGTTGCGGTGTTGGTTGTTGCCGCACCTCGAAATAGTGGTTTTGCTACTGTTGCCATTTGTTATCTCCTTTTCTTAGAGTGCATCCATCATAACCAGCGTTTGGAAATCTGTGATGCTTCCAAATGCGCCGGCAGCCGAAATGGACAAATCGACTGTTGCGGTTAGCGTACCTGTGATCGTTGGGCTTGTGCTGATTGCCACGCTGGGAATTGGACCGGTGCCATTTGTTACAGTTATGCCTGATCCACCTGTGACGGCTGTGATGTCACCTTGATCGTTCGCAATCCATATAAAATCCATGTCGGTGTTGCTATTTTTTGCGAGAATTTGACCAGTAGTGCCGCCCAAAAGATCGGCCATTGATGTTGCAACAGCTTGACCAAATACCTCAAAATCCGCTGGCAGATCCGTGACCAAATCCGTGGCCGTAGGCATCTGCCATGAAAATGGTGTTGTTGGATTACTCATGTTTCCTCCTTTAGGCCACAATCGTGGCGTTGATCCAATCCAATGTTGGATTGATTGTGTTCCATTTTTCTACCACAGGCACGTCATTCCATCGCATGGCTTGCAACGAGAATGAAACCGGTGACACAATCATGGAAATGCTGACTTGATTATACGCGGCCGAAAATGTCCAGCCTTCAACAAAACCCAAGAAATCTCCAGAATTCATATTTAGTGGCAGATTGGAAATATTAACCGGCATACCCATGAAAACATTGATCAAGTCATCCCGATCTGCATCGTCAAGCTCTGGATTTGTAAGCTCAAAAGTGATGTTGTTGAAATTGAATCGTGGGTTGGCTCTAAGCGAAAGGTAAAAGTCTGCCTGATCCTCGGCATCTGCTGCATTGTGCAATGTGGTGCTAATGATTTGCGAAAGTTGGCCATAAAGCCCAATTGATTCAGTGTCGGAGGCTGATTTTTCCGATGATGATGTTGCGCCATATTTCAAAGTAATGGAATTTCGCACATCACCGGCACGCTGTTGGATGCTTAAACCCGGTGCCACAGCATGATTGGCTGTGAGATCAACATAGCCATTGGCGGCCAAATAACTTGCTCTGTGTGTGCTATCTGCATACCCAATTTGGCCAACCGAATTTTCGTAAATGTAGCCCAATCCGGATGTGGCCAAAGCTGAAACCAAAGAATAAACATCTGTCCGGTTGCTGGATCTAGCTGCAAGCTCATAATTGCCCGGGCGATCGATTTCACCTAATCCAGAATTTTGAGCGTTGGCCCATGTTGTTGCAGCTGGATAGGTTGCCCATGTCAAAGCTTGTGGTACCTCTTGCCATGAATCAAACAAAACAGCTTGCAAAATGTCATATATCTGATCACCATCAAATTTTTTGGATAAAACACCATTGGTCAAGGCTTTTGGCAATCTGGCCAATGCGCCTAATGCAATGATGTTGATGCGCTGCGCGTAAGCCACTGATCCAACCTCAGCAACCGAAATGCCAACCTCAATGACCGACCCACCAAAGATCGGCACAAATGTGGCTGTGGAATCTTGCAATTCAATGGTAAGAGAATCATTGATGTGGATTGGCACATTTGATTGATCTAGATTGATAATTTCAAGATTTGTGTAGCCTGCCTGAGCCTGTTCATAAATGTTTGTCCGGCCGCTTGTAATCGTTAAATTTGCCAAAATGGCTGTTTGATATTGAACACCGCCAATAATGACTTTCCAAACCGGGTTAAAAACTGTCATGAGAATTGCAAGCTGTTTGCGCCGCCTGTGCCGCGATAGAAACTATTGTTGAGCACATTGATGATGCTTCGTGCTGTACCTTCTGGATCAATGGCACCTGTCACGTTGAGATTGATTGTGGTGTTGCCACCGCCCAAACGATTGTTTGGCGTAATCATGCCGCTGGAATTTGGCGTAAATAGCTCTGGGCCGCGCTCTCCGACAAGATATGAGGTACCGGATCGAACAGGCCCACCGGCAGCTTTACCGCCTCCGAATGTGCCAATTATTGATCCAATGACTCCAGCTTGACCCAAAAACAAACCTTTGTTGTTATTCACCAAATTCACAATGTTGGTCATTTGTGCATAAGCCTTATTGAGAAAACCGACCAATTGAGAAAAGCCAGTAATCAAAGTGGCAACGAGTGTTGCTATGCCTTCAAGTGCAATGCGAAAATTGTTGCCCATAAGTGGTGCAAGATAGGTTTTCACAAATTCCCACAGTGCGCGAAAGCCATCATTTAAAGGCTTCAATTCTGTTGAATTCTCCGTCAAGGCTTTTTTGATTTTGTCAAAAGCTACTCTCAAGCCTTCTAAAACAGGCCCCACAACGGCTCCAATGGCCGGAATTACATCGCCATATAAAAAACCCCACCAAGCTTTGAAAATAGGCAAAATGTCATCGCGTAAGGCTTTAAAGATTGCGCTAAATGCTGGCCCCAATGTTTTGCCCAAGCTCTCTGCAAATTGCGTGACAGCTGGGATGCCTTTATCAACAAACGCGCTGATCAATGGTGTGATGGCATCCAGCACATATGCGCCAACAGTTTCTTTGGCTTCATCAAATGCGACATTGAGACGTGCCATTTTGCCGGCAAATGTGTCGGCTTGAATTGATGCCTGCTCATCAAATGTGGCAGACAATGCCAGCATTGCAGCATCAAAATCTTTTGTTTTGATAATGTTTTCATCTAAAGGAATACCCAACTTTTTGAGTGCTCCAAAATTCCCATCCATGGCCTTTGCAATTGCCTCGGTCGTGGCGGTTAAACTTTTTCCCGAACCGGCTGAAACGTCAAGTGCAATTTGTTGCAATCTTTGCGCTTCCGTAACATCCTTACTGGAGCGAATTAGGCGATCAAGGCTCGGCCTCAAATCGTCATCGGTCACACCGGTGGCTAAAGCTGTTTTTGTTATATAAGCCTCAGTGGCCGCAATTTGAGCGTTTGTTGCACCTGTAACATTTTGCAATGTCGTTGCTAACTTAGCCTGTGCAGCTTCATCTGCAATGGCTGATTTCACGCCATCAATGAGCAATTTGCCAGCGTAGGCAGCTGCGGCTGCTCCAGCTGCGGCAAAGGCTAAACCGGCCTTTTTGCCAAAATCACCAAGCTTTGATCCAAAGCCTTCAACCTCATTGGATCCAGCGGTTAAATTCTTTTTGAGGTTATCGATATCAGCAAGAATGGAGAGCTTGAGTGTCCGTGATCCACCTAGTGCCATTTCACCACTCCTTCAAAATCTTTGAAAATGCTGCTTCCCATTGAGCGATGATCTGAGGTTGTTCAGCTCTCAATGTTGGGTATATAAAGTATCCTCTGGATCCACGGCCTTCACGGCCAGACCACACCGGAAATTGTTTAAATTTATTTGATCCAAATTCAAAACCGCCCCAAAGCATCTGGGTTGTACCACCACCGCTAAATTTCTGAGAAACAAAACCAAATGACAATTCGCCAACTTTCGATG